CCCTAGACCCCCATTAACATCAACATTCCTACCAATACCTATGGTCCAGTGACCCGCAGAGCACTTATAGATTAGGTGACGGCCATTGGTGACAACCTCGCCCTCATGCCGTTTAAGCATTTCGATCAAGTTCTGCATTTCTATTACTTTCCTACTTTTTTTACACGCTCGTATGTCCTGGCCGTAGTAAGGCCAAGTAGGCCAAGCAGCAGGGGCATAGTTACTGAAGTGTCCACCTGCGGAACTATAATTCCGAAGGGAGCCGCGAGAGGGGAAACAAGGAAATTTATAGCTATCCCGGCTACACAAACCCAGGCAGTAGCTGGTCTCCAAGACGATTGAAACCAATTGCCCTTGGCTTCTTCTCGATTAACAGAGATCTGCGCCAGCATCAGCTCTTGGTGATGCTTGTCCGCCAAGGTTGCGATTTCATGCACGAGCGCATTTTTCTTGTCCTTGTCCTCGATAAATTGGTCCAACAGACCTGTGATGGGACCAGCTAAAGCAGCAAGAGTAGACAGCATCTTAAATGACGACCCACAGAACAACACCAAGCACTACGAGTACTACAGCAGCGCCAATGTGATGATGTTTGCTAGTCTGTATTAGCCGCCATACGGGGCCACCTATCTTAGCTAGACCTGTTTTTATCATTTCCATTTTTAACTCCTTAATTAAGTGCGAGTAGAAAAACTAAACTGGTTAAACCGAGCATTAGTACCACGAGGCCAACGACGAGTTTTACGACAAGGTAGAACTCGCTATCTTTTTGCACCTGTACTCGTTTCTTTCTCATGTGCATGTTGTACCGGAAGTCGCGGTCTTTCTGGATCTTAATTGCGTTCTTCTGGACCTTTTGCCACTGCGGGGACTTCCCTTGGCGTGAGTACTCACGGCCTATTTCCTTCATCATGTCAGCAATGCGGTCTTCTTGGTTCTGAATCTGAATTGCTTCTTCTAGAGCACTGCCTGAATACGTGCCTTTATCGTTCTTTTTGGACTCGGCAATCTTGTTCTCTACAGCTTCCTTACTGGCAAAGAACCCTGATATTTCAGCGCCCATCTGCTCAACTTGCTTTTTCTTCTTCAAGGACGCTTGCACTAAATTAAAAGCGGTATCGAGTCCTTTGATCAGTAAAACCAGTTCGCCTACCATGGTGTTTCATTGCTTGCCGAAGAAATTAAAGTAAGACCCAGCCAGCAACCCGCCCAAGACTAAGGTGGTTATTGCCTGTAGCACAGTTTTAGCCACGGTACGCTTTGCAGCACGCCAGGAGTCGAGTAAGCCCCGAAGCTCGGAGACATCTGACAGGGCATCATCATCACTCAACCCTATGTTTCTCAGGGCCTTCCTGGCCCCCAGTTCAGCCGACTGCTCGACCAGTTTTGCCATCTCTTCTTTGTCCACGAGACTGCTCCTACTACTCAATATTGCTTAATTGTATACCGCGTATGCCTTTTCCCAAAGCTCAAAGTCTTTGGCATAGGTGTCTAGTATATCTTGCTTCCTGTCGGGTGTAAGCTCTGTGAGGAACACATCTAGCTTGTTGTCAGGGTTTTTCCGCATTTCTATTTTACCGTCCACTTTACCTCCCCTTTCAAGTATGTACTTACTAACGTGCTCATGTAGGTTTTCGGTGTTAAACAGTACAGCGTGGTCTGGAAAATAGTCGCACTGGGGCCTTTTTACGCTCATACCCGGTTCTTTGTTTTTTAACGCCTCCCAAAAAGCATTTGGGCTTGAATACGGCGTGTTACTAAACCCTGTCTTGCTATACCTGATTTTTCTAATATAGTAAAAAGCTGAGGAATAGCGTTCTAACGGGTTCCTAATTGTTGCCACACAAGGCATTGTTTCCGTTATTAAATTTTTCTCTACAAGCTCGTCGAAAGTAATATGTACGTTTTTTCTAATTAAACCTTCTCCTCTATTTTTTTTGGCTACTTCAGGGAGGTGAGTGTAGTCTTCCCCATACTTATTGTGATACGCCTCAAAAGATTCCCACGTATTAAACGGGCCGTCTACTACGTATGGGTCTTGCTTATGCACTAACCCTGACTTAAAAAAATAATAGATTAAGGAAGTAGACCCAGTTTTAGGGGGTCTTATAACTACAAAATTGTTTGAGTTAGAAATAATCATGCCAGTGTTTTAAACTTGTCCTTAAACATTCTATGTATTTTTTTCTTAGTTGCACATTTAAAAGAACTTCCGTTTCCCACACTAACCACAGAATCCCATACTTCTCTGGTTATCAAGTGCGTTTTTACAATTATTTTTCTCTCAGTTAGGGGTATTATATGCACTAAAGGCGTGTTTGCTTTTATTACAAATTCTTGGTGTTTTTCCATTCTTTTTACTAACATATTTATGTTAGTCGCCGCATTAGTTCTATACTCTACAACACCATTTAGTATTTCTACCGTGTTAGGTATATCTCCGAAACGCCAAGATGGCCTAGAAAATAAAAATTTTACGTCTTCGCTACAAGAAAAAACCCAAGGGGAGTCTACCTTAAAGTGTTGGTACTCTTTAGCATCAAGCCCAAATTGGTCATAGGGATGAAAAGCCATGTGAGATTTTAAATCTGAGTATTGCCATCGGTATGAGTTTGACCCAATTTCTCCCACTTCCAGACAAACATCGCTCCAAAGCGGTATGACAAATCCTGTCCGAAAATAGTCTATAAAAGCAGGGCAACTTGTAACATTTTCAAAATGATCTTTGTTTGAATTAAAGTAAGAATTTTTTAATTTTTTTACCCAAGAAGGAAAAGTCTTTTTTGTCTCTACTACAGGGAAATAATTGTAAACTTCTGATCTGTGCGTATAACAATTTAATATAATTTCTTTTTCTTTTTTAAAAAACATTAACAAATTACCGCCGTATCTGTATCTGTAAAGAAAACTATAGTGCCTTCGCATACTATATTCCAGTCTGGCCCTTCTTGCTCGGTACGCGACGGAACTTCTATTATAACGTGCCTAGCTAACCACTCTGTATTATCTTGAAGTACGCGCCATACATGCTCTTCTGTACCCCTGCCCGGCTGCCCACGAGACTTGTTAAATCTTATACGGTACTTAGCAGGCATTGATTTTTACATCTATGAACTGAGCGATTGATATTCTTTCCCCGTCGCCCTCTACAGGCATGGCGCTATGCATGGCGCAGCTTGGGAAAATAATAGCTCTATTATGAACCGCTTCAACAACATGCTCTTGATCTGGAAACATAAACCCCCCTCCTGTAAAGTTACCTTGCCTTAGAAAAGTAACTATAGATATTCTTGATATGTCTTTGTGGGGTCTATACTCTTGCCCAGAAGTGTAATAGTTTAGCAAACAAGAGTCGTAGTTAGACTCTCTTATAAAACCAAAAAAAGAATCAAATTGTTCTGCGTAGTCGGCTAGTTCAGGGGCAAATATTTTTCTATTGTGCATAAGTATTGCGGAAGCACTTCTGTTTTCCGCGTATAGTTCGTCTAAAAACAAGCCTTTGCCAGTTTTTCTAAATCCTTTTTCATCTGCTGCTGTGTGTGTTTTGCTTGCAGGTAAAGAAAACCTTTTTAAATCTTTAACCTCTTGTGTGGCATCTACTAGCTCGTTTACATCAAAAAACTCGTCTACTAGTATATAAGATAAGTTTTTAACTCTGTGGCAGCTTAACTTCATACAGGCGGTCGTGGGGGGAACTTAGGATCGCAATCGAAGTCCGGGCACAAACAAACCGCGTCTAAAGCTATTAAATATTCGTTCCACGCTATTTTACTTGCTACAGTTATTGTAGGGCTGCTAAGGGCAGTATTTGCTATAGCTTTTTCCGCTTCCACGCGCTCCATAACTTCCGCTTTTCTTAGAGCCTCTTGTTCCGCACCTGTAAGCTCAACCCAACCCTTGTCCACATAGGCAGGGCCAGCCCACGAAAGATCGCCTATTTTTTCTAGGAATCCGTGCAAGCCAAAGATTGGGCCCCAGTTATTTGGAAGAGGCCCGGCTTCGCTTAGTGCTTCGTTTGTTGACAGCCTTCTTAGTTGCCACATTTTCTTTCTCCTGAACTTCTTCTTTAGGGGCCACAATTTGCTGCGCCATACCCGCAGTATACTCTTCTTTACCCAACATCTTAGGATGTGGAGAATGCCCTACTCCCTGAAAGGGCTGATGCCCCCTAGCGTGTTCTAGCTCTTCGGGTGTTACTTTCCAATTTCTCCAACTAGCAAAGTCTTGCCTTGGTAGTATGTTAATATGACAACCTATGCCCGCAGCCAGTTGATTTATAAATTCTACTACTTCTACAGGTTGATACGTATTCCATAAAAACCTACCTGACGAACTACGCATTGTAACTTCTACAGCGCCGCCCCCCGCTGTGCCTACAGTCATAGATTGTGCGCGGGTTTCGTTAGCCTCAAGCGCTTCAAGCTGGCGTAGTTTATGGCGGCGGTCTAGTTCTTTCTGTAACTCTCTTTTAGTCATATTACTGAGTATTCCACGATATATAAATTTGTCCCCCAGTAGGTACGGTTACTGGGTAGCATCCTGTAGTTACGGGTACACAGTTAGAGGTTGATGGGTTGCCTGCACTTCCGGGATTACCGGAATTACCGCAATTAGCAGCGGTTCCGCCTCCGCCTCCGCCTCCGCCGCCTCCGCCCTTACGTTGTGCGCCGCCCGCATCACCACCACCGCCCCCGCCACCAGCACCCGAAACCGTGGCTGCTTGACCCGAACCACCACCGGCGTAAGCACTCCCTCCACTAGTCTGTGTCGCCCCCGCACCGCCCGCTCCTCCTCCCGGCGAGGCCCCCGCACCGGGATTAACCACCCCCGAACCAGAGCTTGTATTACCACCAACAGTACCGGCGTTTCTGGATGCAGCCGGAGGGAAACCACTGGCCCCGCCGCCGCCCCCGCCACCAAACGATTGAGTTTGAACAAAAGGCCCATAAAGAGGAGAACAAAAACATACGTAGTATTCCGCACCCGATCTTCCTTCACCGCCTCGGGCGTTGTTGTTGATAGGCGTTCCTCCGTTCGAGTTTCCCCAATTACCTCCGGTACTACTTGCCCAAGGAGTGCCTTGACCTCCCGTGTTACCGGAAAGTCCGGCTGTGCCTGCGTTTCCTCCAGTGCCTCCTGCTCCGCCACAGAATGGCAAACAAAATACTGTAGATGCGGCGCCTGTATTTCCCGAAGCGCCTGTACTTCCCGGAGCACTAGCAGCAAAACCTGCCCCGCCAAGTCCCGCACCGCCGCCTTGTGGTCCGGGAGTATAATTAGGAGAATTAAGAGATGTGCCCCCTTGTCCACCAGTACCTCCCGCGCCATTTGCACCGGGATTGCCTGCGGCTCCCGCATTACCCGTCGCTCCTTTGCCAGTGACGGTAACTATTTCTAGCCCCTCGGGTACGGTAAAAGTTCCTGACGCGTTAAAAGTCTCACAACCTGCTGCTACTGTGGGTTTTCCGCCGAACAAACCTACTTTACTAGTTCCTATAGGCATAACTAACTCCTACTCGCAGACGCATCTAAACCCAACGCTGTCCGCTTATCAAATTTATATTCGGCATGTGAGCCGTTTTTGTCTAAATAATGTAGCATAAATTGTACGCTCATTTGGCTTTTGGGTAATTTCCTGCGCCAATGCGTCACTTCGCAACCTTTATATATAACCGCGTCACCCGGATTAAGTATACATTTTACAGGGTCTTTATCTTCGTATTGCATCCATATCGGCCACACCTTGCCTGTGCAGGCTACGTTTATGGTGACGCTGATTTCACAAGACGGCCTGTCCGTGTGCGGTGTAAGCTCTTCGCCTTCTTGGTAGACGCGACTAAAAGAGTACGTAGGCTCTAACTCTAAACCCGTATTCTTTTCCACCGCAGGCAAGCACTGTTTTAACATTACTTCTATAAGAGGGTCCGCATAGTAGCCAAATTTACTTGCCTCTCCTTCTGAGATTTTAGCCTTAGCCACCCATTCCCCACGGTTTATTTTGTTTTCAAAGTATTGAGATATGGTCTTTACTGTTTGCTCGTCCACCAAGCTCTCTACTTTTATGTGTCCCGCACTTTGAAAACTATTCATGGTAGAACCATCCGGTAACAATATATTTGGAGTTATCCCCATAAACAGGATTTCCCCTGTGCGCATGAGTAAATGCAGCGGGCCATAGCACCATTGTATTGCCAACAGGACTTATTCTTCGCTGTTGATATAAAAATTCTGTTTCTCCGTTAGCCTCGGTGGGTAACGTGTTTAAGTAAAGCATATAAACTATCCCACGGTTAGCTTCCGCTCCGTTGCCCTGCTCTCCATGCCAAACGTGGTATCCCCCTCTAGTAGAAGTTTTCTGCATCTTCATGTTGTTGCAGTTTATATTTATTCCTTTAAGCGTTGAGAACTCGTTAGTATAGACTTCAAAACAATGTTGCAAACCTTTAAAAAACATATCCACCGTGCTCTTATCGTCAAACGGTTCAAAGTTTATATTTTTACCATTGGAAAAAATTTGGTAGTCTTCTTTTATGTGTTTGTTTGCGCCTTCGCCTGCTTGCCTATCGGAGCCTGCACCAAGAGTTTGGTTGCGATCAAACTCTTCTATTAAGTGAGCGCAAAACTTTTCGGGATACACTTCTGAAAAAACACCAATAAAGTCTTTATAGTCTGCTTTCATCTAAATGCCGGTCCTGAAACCCAAGTGACTAAAGTCTGTCTGTTACCTTTAACTACCGGAGTAACTTGGTGCAATGTCCACGCAGGGAACACCGTAATTAACCCTCTTTTCTTTGGCATGCTAGTGGGTTCTCTTTTTGTAAGTATTTGCAACTCCCCTCCTTCATACTCGCTTGGATCAGAAAGCTGCAACACCATAGAAAGCTTACGGGATATTCCCGATGATCCAAAATCCTGATGCCATACGTAATTACCCTGCCTAGCCTCGTGGTAGTTTGTAAGTTGTAATTCCTCGCCAAATCCGGTTAGATCAAACCCAAAATAGTCGGCGTTTAAACTTGCTGCTACATGAGCTAACCGCTCAAAAACCCATGCACATTCGGGGTCTTTGTGTAACCAGTTAAGTTCCGACCTCCTTATATGGGCGTTAACTTCTCCCCCGTGTGCACCGCCAACCTGCGCCTCTTGTGTAGCTTCTTTGGTTTTCTGTTGCAGCCAATCAAGCTGTTCACTAGTAAAAGCATCGACCCACCACGCAAAATGTTCTATTTTTTTTGAGTGCGGAGTCATCACATGCTGCATTAAATAAACCTTTTTCGTTGCGACAAAATAAAGTGTATAAACTTTGTCGGGTTATCAGATTGGTTCGGTGTGATCATGTGTGGCAACCATGAGTTGAACAACATCATAGTCCCCGCCTGCACGTTGTTAAAATGTACCTGGGGTGTCGCCATTGTAACTTGATCGCTAGGCTGCGCCCACAGGTCTGCCATACGTTTACCGGGCCTTGGGTCGTCAAATATAGGGTAAGACCCGCCTTTCGGCACTTCTAAGAAATAGAACCCTGATATTTGACTATCCCCATGAACGTGCATAATATTGCTGCCAGTACACGCGAACTCTTGCCCCCACATTCCAGATACGTAAAACTCATACTCATCTGTTAGGTAACCCTGATCCTTCAGAATACTAACCCCCTTGTCTCGAAAGTAGGAGGTCAAATATCCAAGGTCAGGGTCATTTCCCATGTGTCCGGTTTGCTTAACTACCGAAGGCCCCATTTGTTCGTAATGTTTTTGGGTGTGCTTACGCGTTTCCTCTACCCACTCAGGCCGTTCTTCACGGTATATGGGGGATGAAAAGTACGCGTATGCTTCCACTAACTATTTACAAATGTAGTCAAATCTGCAGCCAAAGTAGTTACCGCACTTGCCGTAATATCTGTAGCGTCTGCCGCAGCTTGAGTGCGGCGGTTTTCAACTAATATTTCTTTAGCCATACGCATCAATTCAAACTTTGTTTGTTTAGCGTGCGCCACAGCTTGGTTCGCTGCGCGGTTGTTTTCTGTAGCGTTTTGAGTGTCTACCTGTGATTGTTGCTCTTCAGTAAGTGCCATGTGTGTTGTCTCCTAGACTGATAAATTAAGTTGTAAAGTTTTTAGCGGGCAACGTAACGTACCACGTTGTTCCATTATCTGGAGAAAAGAAAAACCAGATATCTACTGCATTTGCAGTGGTTGTGCGCGTGACTGAACCGCCAGGGTAGTAAAAAGTTCCTCCAGCAAAGGCTAATGTCCTATTCGGTGTACCGTCGTTAGTGAGAATTAACGTAAACGAGGTTGCTCGATTAGCTACCGCGTTAGGCGTAGCTAGTGTAAGCGTAGCATTACCGTTCAAGGTTGCAGTGACCACATTGGCTAAGTTGGCGTTGATCGTAAGAGCCGTACCCGTGTTTCCCGCTACAGTTACCTTGTCGGAGAACGTCCCAGAAAAATACTGATTAGTGTCAAAAGGAATAACCAAATTAGCCGACGAATCTTGCAAACCTGTGGTGACCTTGGGTGTAGTAAGAGCAGGGCTAGTTAAGGTCTTGTTGGTAAGCGTGTCGGTAGATACTAGACTGACGAGCGTTGAACTAGCCCCTACTGGAAGCAGCATTGTATTGGTAACACTTGCACTATGGGGTTGTGCCTTGACCGTTTGTCCGTGACTGTTATCGTGGCAGTTAAGCTTGATTTGCCCTTCTACACTAGACCCATTACCTTTTACTTCCACTATTTGTGTCGCTGGGTCTACGATTAAATTACCTGACGCTGTAGTAGTTATTCCACCTAATACTGGTGAGGTTAAGGTCTTGTTAGTCAGGGTCTGTGTGCCATTAAGCGTAACATCCCCTGTAGCCGTTTCTGTTGGAGTGGCGTTAATTACCGCAGCCCCTGCTCCCACACCGTCTGTGACAACCATGACTTTAGAGCCGTTGGCAATATTAACCGTAGCGCCTGAACCTTGCTTGATCGTGATGATCTGGCTGCCAGTAGTAGCGTTCTCGATCAGCCATACTTTAGAGACCGTGTTAGGTCCAAGCGTCACCTCGCGTGTAGCCGTAAGTGAGGATGCCGAAGTAATCTTTAAATAGAATCCACGAGTGGCATCTGCCGTAGCGTCAGGCATCGTGAAGGTTTCGTTAGCATCAGCAGACATCTGCTTAGTGCCGTAGCTAAAACCGTCAGTGACTAGCTCCAGGTTAGTGTTAGTACTGGTTCCCCAGGTTCCACTTTCATCACCCGTGGCGATCTCTTTTAGTCTTAAATTGTTTACATAAGTTGCCATATTTAATTCCTATGCTGCTGAGTCTATTACTATCCAGTTAGGGGTTTGTGCGTCTGGAACAACTGTCCATCCCGCTCTTAGTACTGTGCCTACTGCGCCTGTTCCAACAACCCCTACAGGGGTAATATTCGAACTTCTTGTATTTGTTACGTTTCCTACTGCGCCCGTGCCTACTGTTGTGCCGACAGTATATGCCACTTCCGGTACAACTGTCCCTACACTTCCAGTGCCTGAAACTCCAGTGACGGCGACATTTCTGGCATAAGCTGGGGTTACTGTGCCAATAGCCCCTGTGCCTATTACTCCGGTAACAGCGAACAAATTTCCTATACTAAAAGTAACTGTGCCTACTGCCCCAGTAGCTGCAACACCGTTGGGAACAACTGAATCGCTAGTGTTAGTGCTGACACCGTTTATCTGTCCTACGCCTTGTACACCAGTAATCGCAAAGCTTGCAACAATCCCAACTATGCCAATTTCCCCCGTTCCGGCTACCCCGGTAGGAGTGATCTGTCCTGTGTAGTCAAGGGTTACTGTGCCTA